AAGAATTTAAATGTGTAGAAGGTAAGTTTGAAGTATTTAAAGTATAAATTCCATCTGTAGTGCTACCTATATCAGTAATTTGATCAATGACTCTAAGTTTGGAGTTTGATAAATTAACTTCTGAAATATTTTCATCAAATAATGGTGTATATAATGCACCACTACCTCTGAATACTGGTATTCCTAAAGATATTTCTACCTGAGTGCCAGTTGCAAGAGTTTCACTATAAACACCTGCTACACCACTAGTTATTTGAGCAATCGTAACAGATGTTAAAGAAGGACTTATTGCAGTAATTTTATTATAGGTTGGAATAGTACCCGTATTTTGGGTTATAATTATATCTCCGACTTTCAGTCCAGTAAAAGGTCTTCCTGCTGCTGTTATTGTACTCCCATTAATATCAACAGCAGCAATTCCTCCCTCAAGAATTTGTCTTTCTAAAACAGAATCGGCATTAAAATGATAAGTTGCAGTCTCTTCATTTAAGAATGATTTAACATCTTGAATGCCATAAACATCTACTTTAGAAGTTGTTACTGTACTATCAATTCCGTTAATAATTATTGGCTCACCGACAATAAATTTGCCAGAAGTTTGTCTTAGATTATGAATCTTTGTAGTACCTGTTGCATCAACGTATCCTGTTGCACCACTAAATTTTCCTTTGATGTGGAAACTTTCTTCCAAAGATATAACATTATTGAGAGTTAATTTAGTAAATGTTTGGATATCATAAACTCTCAAATCCCAAGAAGTGGACGCATCTTCATATGCAGAGTCTGTCAAATTAAATGAGTATGCTCGTGCATAGCCAATTTTTGTTGAGTCATTCGGAGTATCTGCTAAAAGAACAGAGTGGAGTTCAATTTGCTCTCTAAGAAGCGGAGTTCTAGTGACGTTATTTACTCTGAATAAGTATCCAACTTCAAGAGGAACAGTAGTTCTATTTTCTTCTGTATCTCTTGGTTTTTCTACATCAATTACATCATTTAATATTTCAATATCATAACCTTTTACATATACCTTACCATTTTCAATTTTTAAACATGCAAGGTCTTCGGAAGGTGTATTTCCTTGCTTTGTTTTTTCCGTTTCAAAAAATGCACCATTATTTCCAAGTTCATTATTTAAAGACTCTTGCAAAGTAATTTCAAATGGATCTACTGCATAGCTGCCAGATTCATCAAAGGTTCTCTGTGCAAGATAATCTCTTATATTATTATACTCTGTTTTTGATGTAACTTTTTGAATTTTTCCTTCTTTTACTCTAAAAAGTTCAACAAAATTTGTATCTTTATTGTCTGTTAATTCTTTTTTGGAAAGTGTTAAAGATATTTTTAATCTATCTGCTCCAGGAGAAGCATAATTAGTGAATCCTTTAGCATTATCATAAAGACTTTCGTCTTCTGCTGCAGAAACTAAAGATTCTGTTATGGTCAAACCAACTCTATAAGATGGTTTATTTGTATAGTAGTCTAATATAATTGTCTGTCTAGAAACTTCAACAAAATATCCTCTAATAAAGTAAATTCCACTATCAATGGATGCACTAGAACCTATAGAAGTTGCTTCCGAATCAACAAGAGTTGCAAATGGAGTACCAGAATTTATTGTGGTATTTCCATAAGTGACATTCTCAGTACATGATAAAACTTCTCCATCCAAAAATTGTTCAAAAACAAAATTTTCATTAGATGTAATATATTTTACATAAAGAGTAATATTATCTACAATAGAACTTTCTGCAGGGAATGCAACTCTTACTATTTTTGCGGTAGTTCCTGAAGTTTGTCCAGTTATCGTTTTTCCAACAAATTTATCAATATAAAATGATAAATCAATACCAAACTGTGTTGTATTTAACTTTACTGAATAGTATTGGTCATCGAATGTTGAATTTCCTGGGATCACCATAGATCCCTCTTTAAACATATGACTTGCGAAATCTTCTACTTGGTTTTGTAGAATAGATTGTAAAGAAGTTAGTTCTCTACTCTGAACTGGAAAACCTGGTTTAAATAAAACCTTTAAGAAGTTTTTTGACGAATCGAAATCGTCAAAGTATGGGCTTACATTTAAATTTGTTTTTTGAGCCATTTCTTAGAATTCCAGAATAATTTTAACGTCTTCTTTTTGTCTATTGCTTCTTGTTACAATAGATCTATTATCGATGTAAATAATATCTCCCGTGCTTTTATTTATCTCAGGTCCCGCAAGTCCTTGAGAGAAAGTTACTCCCAAACCAACAATACTATCATTTAGAGAAAGTGTACTTCCCCCAAAACTAGTGTCTATAGATCCTTGAAAACCAGAACCACCACCAGCAGTAATTTGATTTGCTGATGATTCAAAAGACAACAATTGTCCTTTATTAGTTATTTCAGATGTATCAGTTGTATCAACTCCACCCGTCAGATATAATGATCTATCCTGATAATATTTTAAAATATTTGTTTCTTGATCATATGAAGCAGCATATCCTTTAGCAATCTTTGCATCTGCTCTTGTTTGACTTAATACATCACCAATAATAGGAAGTTTTGCTGGAGTTGAATTTAATTTAACTGAATTCAATCCACTAAAAGTATTAGCATCAAATATATTTGATGCATTTGCCTGCTCTGGATTTTTAATAATTCCAATCTGAGCAAAACTTGTATTTGCAGCAAATTCTTTTGTAGTTGTATCAAATCTAGAATAAATTAATACTTTATCTGCACCCAACTCGGTATAGATATCATACCCATGCCCTTTAGATGGTGGTATAATTGGAACTAATTTAGCTGCATTAGTTGGTGTTCCGGATGTTTTTAAATCAACAATTCCAAATGTATATCCAGTTCCACCATTTACAACTTTAGTTCTTACAATTTCGCCTTCAGTATTTGCAGTAATCTGAACCTCACCGCCAGTACCATCCCCTAATATTGGATATGTTCCCGATACATATACTTGACTTCCACTATTTTCAATGTATACAACTTTTATTTGATTATTATTGATTTTAGAATCACCGGATTCTCTTATAGACTTAATTTCAAAATCTGTACTAGTATCCCAATTGTTAGGAAGAACAATATATTCCGTAGAATCAAACTTTACGATGTCTGAAGGAGCAATCGTGAAAAGATACTTCCAAATGTACCCATCATTACTATCACCTGCTGCAGATGGTTCCAAATCAGTGAATAAAGGTTCATCTTGAGATGGTTCTCCCTTCAAATTTGTACCACTAGATCCATTGTAAAGACATACGTAAACTCTATAATCCTTATTTACTACATAAAAATTAGAATCATATAATCTTCCACTATTTGAGTTTGGTGATTTATTATATACGTCATAATCATGACGATACATATCATACTTTGTATTGGCAGTCCACTGAATTTTTTTAATGACCCTTCTGACATTACCACTTGTTATCTTCTTACCAAATAAAATGGTATCTCTATAATGAGAAAGATAACTTTGGTTGTCTATTGGCGGAGGTGGTACAGAACCTCCAGAATTTGTTGGGTCCCAACTATCAGTCCTACCAAAACCAGTCTGATATGGATTTGCAAGTCCCAGAAAAACATAATAAGAATTATTTTCTAAAGAGTCTATAAATGTCGTAGCATTTTGGACCCTAAATTGGTCTGTTACGATGGCTGCCATATTACATCAGTTTTTTAGGTATTTATGGAAGTTTATTTAGTCTTTTTTATGGTGTAATGGTAAGTGTCTCAATTAAAGAACCAGTTTTTCAATTAAAGAACCAGTATCTCTTAAACCTTTACTCTTTCTTTGAATTTGAGGATATTCAGATAAATCAGCATCTGTAGTATTACCATTTACAGTATAACTTTCGTTCATACCATTAACAGTAATTTTACCCCAAGAGAATGTTCCAATACTTCTCTCACTTGATGCTGATCCAACATTATCTTTGACATTTGCATTTGTAACAGGGAAATTAGAAGTATCTTCAGCATATCCATAGCAAGTTATCAATCCAACCTTATTATTTACTACAGGTACTTCTACCACTCTATAAATTGCATCTATAAAAGTTCCTGCAATTGAAACTCTATTCTGACTGTTAACATTCAAAACTGCATTATTTGTAGATATTCCAGCAGCATCTAATACGGGACCTTGAGTTCCAGTATAGTCATAAGTATAGAAATATGTTCCTGGTTCTACATTGGTATTTGATATTGAAAGATAATCGCCTTGGGATAAAGTTCCATCACTAGAAGCATTAAATATGAGATTATTAACTCCAGTCTTTTGATTATTTAAATAATCTTCTCTAAGTTTAAATTCAAATTTATCAGTAAGTTGAGTTATAGTAATGAAAATATTGAATGATGTAGACTGATTAATCTGAGTATTAATCTCTAGAACATCACCTACTTCATAACCAGTTCCCCGATTTATTACATTTATTTCACTAAAGTAGCGAGAACCTGATGGTCCCGCAATTGTAACCTCAATTTCCGCATCAGTTCCGCTACCAGTATATCCTGTAATTCCACCATTAGATTGACTGTATGTATAATTCAACACTGATGGATTGCTACCAGTAGGTCCAATTTGACTACATGTAAAATCTGCAATTCCACCGTCAGGTACATGATTTATATGAGTTACAATACCACTAAATCCTTGAACACCCGTAACTTCTCCACTAAGATTAAATTTAGATTCGGGTAGAGGTGCAGTAACAATAGGAGTTGAATTTTCTGGATATCCAGTACCTTGTGTAAATCCACTAATACTGACGATAGTTCCGTCTGCACCTACTGTTGCAGTTGCTATTCCTGCAGTAGACTTTTGTGGTGGGAGAGCGAAATACTTTTCATTCGATCCATTATCTGGGACAAGTGCTCCACCTTTACCATCAACAGTATCTGGCCAACCATCTCTAATCGTTGATGGTGGAACTGTGACAAGTAAATCAATGGTTCCAGATGTATTGGTATAACCTGCTCCAGGACTATTTACAGAAATGCCTGATAAAGTATCACCAGTTAAAGTTACATTAAATGTTGCTGGAACAAATTCACTAGCATCATCTGCAGCAAGAATAGTCCAATCATATGTGGTTGGGTTTTCATAACGGAATATATCAACATTTTCAACATAGAATGTTACTGAACCTGTACTTGCCTGAACATTACTAATAATATTTGTCGTTGGATATACCTGAGATAATAGTGATCTTCTCGTTTTGAATACATAATCACCGCCAAGAATAAGATCTTTCTTTTGCTTACTCCAAGAAACAGGTCTATTTACATTACCAAATTCGTGGTCGGCATTATATAAACCTTTTCCAGTATATGGAGATGTTTCTAGAACGTCAGATTGTGTATAATTAAAGACTCTCCTAGGATTCTGTTCATCGATAGAATTAAACTGCTTGACTTGTACAATATCGCCTCTTTCTACAGTAGGAACAACAGACCCAACTTGCTCATCATCTACATTTCTAGTTCCTCTATAGAAAAATACTGCAACTTGATCATCAACTTTTGGTGGAACTGAGAATGTAAATGAGGCACCTCCACTGAAGAAATAATTTTCGCCAGGATTCTGCAGAACTCCATTTACAAATACTATCAAAGCATTTTCAATGTCCATTCTAGATTCTTCAGCCACCTGGACACTGAATAGTTCTCCAAGATAGAATAATGGGAATCTTGTTCTAAATCCATCTTGATATGGTGTAATTGCGTCAATGAAATCAAGTTCACCAAATTGCCATGATGCAAAAGTATCGTTGTAAACATCAACTACTTCAAACTCAATTGGATTAATTGGTGAAGATAATCCCATAGCAGTTACTAATCCTACAGGAGTAAACTTATCGCCCTTTTTGAAAGAATATCCTGGTCTCTTTATACTAAATCCAGTAACATCGAATGCGGTAGAACCAACTCCTACCGTAGTTGATGCTGCGCCAACTTCAATATCCATCAAGAGACCTATACCTGTATCAGTTGTAGCACCAAGACCTACTCTTGAAGTTCCAACAACTTCGAGATTTTGATAAGAAGGTTCGGAAACAAATGCCTGTGGATAATCTGGATATTCACTTCCAGGATTACTGATAGTGAATATTGCGGTTCCGCCTGCACCTACTGTTGCAGTAATGTTTGCAGCAGTTCCGGACGTGGTAGTTTCAATTGAAACGGTTGGATTGGTGAAATATCCAGACCCACCGAGTGGTTTTCTGTAACCAAAATTAATAGTTGTTGTTCCTGCGCCAGTTAAATTATTGTCGAGAATAACTCTATCTATTGCAACCAATCTAACTGTATCTCCGCCATTAACATTTACAGTACTATCTAACGTAACTGTTGTTTCATCTGATGCGGTAAATGATGAAATACCAAGTTTGGAATCATTTAGATAAACATCAAGGAATCCAACAGAATATGCAAGAGTAGCGCCATTGTCATCAGGACCACTAAAGGTAGTTTGATTGGCAGTTGCTGTATAGATATTGGTAGGACCTACTGTTTGAACTTTTTGTCCATATGCAACATTGTCACTATTTTGTAATTCCATTCCGGTAGAGATTCCGGAAGTATTAATTCCTGTAATTGTATTGCCACTAAATGTACCTTCCTTTGATACTGCAGTAACAAATTTTCCAACAACTAGACCGATACCTAAATCGGTGGATAATGGATTTGCCCAATTTGAAGGTAGGTGATGGTTAGTGATTAAATCAATCTCTGCACCCACAAGAGGTGCATATCCTTGACCACCAGAAGATCCAAGAGAAACAATAATTCCACCTCTAGGCACCTGATTTGCGTTCACATCTGTTTTAGATGATCCAACAACTCCACCTTCTCCAATATATCCAGTAAAACGAACACTTGAAATTCCTGCATCTTCAATTATTTCGAAGTTATTATTTGGATTATTGTCCGCTTCAGGTGTTTGATATATTCCATTTATCAGAACAATACCATTTCCGCCACTTGTTCCAATACCAACTTGATCATTACCATCAACAGTCAGAGAGAATGTTCTTCCTATTCCATTAAATTCATTGGATACATTATCATAAACTCTATTGGTAGAATAATCTTGTCTCAAGAAGACTCTGCCTGCAAATTCTGAAGTTTGGAATCTTAGGTTATTTTCAGTTCTTGTAACTGATGCATTGCCTTTTGGTGCATCAATGAAATGGATTTCATCTCCAACAATATTATAAGAACCTTTAAATACATTGGCAGACGTATTGTCATTATGAGTTGCTTCAGTTGTTCCTAATATGCCTCTTTCGACTGAGACTAATTTGTGAGTGCCGCTTCCGGTTATTGGACCTATATTATGCTGTCCAAGACCAACTGAACGAATAAGCATAAATTCATCATCTACTTTAAGAATATCAGAAACATTTACAGTTCCAATACCACTTAATGCAAATATTGGTGCTGTTGCGCTAATTCCACCACCATTTCCAGTTAGAGTGTGACTTATATTTGTATATGCTACAGGACTTTGAACCATACCATCAAGAGTGATGATTGCTTTACTCAAAGTTTCCTTCATCGCAAACTGATGAGCATTTCCAGAACCAGTATTATCATAACCAGTTAATGGAGTTCCATTTTTAGTTAATGAAATTTTAAATGTATCAAATTCAAATTCGCCAACTACTGCATATACTGTTGTCGGTACGTCACTACCACCATGTTCAATTGGTTCTGCAGGAACACCAGTGAATGTGGACTGAGGAGTATAGATTAACTCTTCACCATTACTAAAGAAATGATTTGGTACTGTAAATACTCCTGTAACGGGATTAAAATTAGTAGTATTGCCCGGATCAATTGTTTTTGCAAAAATAGGTGTCTGCTCATTACGTAAAATAAAGTTCTTTTTGTTAATTCTCTCACCTTCGAGTGCAAGATATTGACTTGTTTTCAAACTTTCAATTACTGAACCATACTGCAAATCTGGTGCAGTATTAACAGTATCTAAATCGGTATAATAGCATTCTGCTAATACACTTATTTCTACATCGCCTGTACCAGCACCAAGTCTATCTGGATAGAACAGAATTTTGAAATCATTGCCATTCAACTCTGCACCAAAAGTTCCTATTCCAGTAGGATCGTCTATTGCATATAATGCAGGACCTTCTTGAGTATAGGTGTTTGTATTATCGTGAATAAATGTTACATCATACAATATCGATCCAGTATACGCAGTAAACGCACCTGCATCAGTTTTAACCTCAAATATTCCAGAAGTTGCATCAAATAAATTTTTATCTAAAGAAAATACTTCAATTGGTCCAGTGGCATCAGTTACAGTTACATATTTTGATTGATAAGTCGAACTTCTCTCAAATGTTGCTGGTTGATTTGGTAAACTAAAACGATATGTATCTCCATTTAGAGTACTAGCATCAGAGCCAAATGCAATCGATCTTGCTCTTAATACAACAGTCTCAATTTCCTCGTTATTTTCATATTCAATTTTCAGATTCCCAGAATCATCAATTACTGATGTAAATATGCCAATTGGTTCTGCTGAACGATTAAATCCTGTCGAATCATAATAGTATTCGGCAATATTTGTATTTGTACCATCGTGAGTTGCATATAATCTAACAAAATTAATTTTATCCGTAATTAATGTATTGAGGAAAATATCGGCAACAATAGAATTGTAATCCGTTTTTGCTACGTTAATTACTGTCCCAATACCTGCACCAGTTGTTACTCCTGTAACAGAACTCATTAAATCAACAAATCCGACAGAAGTTGTTGCGGTGCCTAATGTGCTATCACCAAATCTCTTTTCGAGATATTTTATGTCATAATCTTTTCCGAATGGATCCTTAGGAGTAAATCTTAAATATGTTTCTTCAAATTCGGTTCTTACTAATTCAAAGTCACCATAAGATTCTCCTTCAATATGAGCAGAACCTACACCAACATTAACTAAAGTTTCTTGTTCATTGATATATGAATTTCCATTTGGATGAGACAGAATTGACAATCTAGTTAACTGTACTTGCGTATTATCAAGGTCTCTAAGCTTAAATGTATAATTTCTATAATCTCTATTTGGATTGATTTCAAGAACATTTTTATAAGTAAGAGGACTTGATTCAAATTGGGAGAATTGTGGGGAAATATCATCAACACTCAAAACAACATTTGTTTTTGCCTTTGTATATGGAATAAATGTGGAATTTTCAAACTCTAAGAATTTTGATGTATTATCAACTACATCAATATCTTTTGTAAAATCGAAATTGTGTACAGTATCGACTCTTTGTTCCCCTATTATATCTAAGAAAACATCAAGATCTGTATTTGCTGTGGAGATGCCACTAACAATTTCTCCATCTGTCATTATTTCACTATCTGCAAAATTTTTCATTCCAGATACATGTGCCAGTCTATTGATTGGAGACTTGATTTCTTCCCAAGTCATGGGACTTCTAACAGAATATGAAAGAGTCTGATAATAATCATTATCAGGAAGAACCTGATAATCTTCACTCAATCTTCCAGTATTAGATTTCCATCCAAAAGACTTTTTATTTGAATAATTTACTTTATATCTTGCATCAATTTTTTCAATCTTAGATACAAATGCAATATTACCTGATGTCTTACCAGTTATTTTTTGATCTACTAGTAGATCAAAAGAACCACTTATGTTTAGGTCAGTTGTATTCGAATGAGATTCGACTTTTAAATCTACTTCATTATTATCTACTAATAATTGTTCTCCTGGGAAGAACAATGATGGATTTGTGTTTACCTTAAATTGTGGATAATTCTTTTTAGAAACTATAGTACCCGAAGAATCTTGAATTGTCTTTGCAATTCCAGTATTTGAAGTATATTCGGATGCACTAATCTCTACACGATCATTACTTTGAGACGTATCGTATCCAGTTACTTTAAAGAATCTATAACCAAGATCTGATGAATTGAATCCATCTCCGGATGTGCCAAATTTTTGAATTCCTTCAATAAAGACTTCATCTCCAACATTGAGTCGAGAATCTGGTGAAAATCCTATTAAAGGAGTACTTAAAACACATGTAAAAATTCCAGTATTATTTGATTCGACTTTTAAAATACTAATTCCATTTGAATTATTTTCAACAAAAAGTTCTGCATCAGAACTAACTCCATATGGAGTATCTAAAACATTGACAGACGTTATGGATTCTGCAGTAACATTTAATTCAATATTTCCACCAGTAATTTTTTGTCTAGTATTAAAATCGACAAGAACTGGAGATGGAGTTTCAATATAATTTTTACCACCATCTACTAGTTCAATAGATCTAACAATATTCGAATTTCTTAGTGTTACTTTAGGTGCTATGAATGCATTTGGTGTTAAAGTCTTATCGGAAGAATATTCAAAACCAACATTCAAAATATCAACATCATTAATTTTACCAATATTATTTGAAGTTGGAATTACCTCAAATCCCTGCCCACTCTTAGAAGAAATATCTGAAATTAGTGGAAGTTTATTATAATTTTGTCCTGGAGATATGACATCGATATTTTTAATTTTTCCAAAAGCAGTAGAAGAAGTTGTATCATATTTTAAATGCGTACAATCTGCTTTCAAATATCCATCCTTTTCACTTTCTTTTTCTAAAGAAATTGTAAATGTTGTATCAGCAGTAGATCCAATGCCAGAAACTGTATGTGTTCCAGTATAGTTACTATCTACATATAAAATTTCATTATAATTAATAATATCTTTATCTGCTGTGTTTACACCTACTCCAGAAGAACTTTCTAAGTTATAATATAATTTTTCTGGGAAGTTTTCGGAATAATTAATTGTTAATGTTGCAGTAGATGTAACTCCTACAGTTCCTGTTCCAACAACATTAAATACCGAAGTGGTACCTATGGATATAAATTCATTATTAAACTCTTTATCATAGTAAATTTTGAAATTATTTCCCGAAAGTGATGTATCAGAAAGATCGAATACAACATTATTCCCTTTAGTAATTTCAATTTGTGGATTTACTAATGTCCAAATGTGACCATAAGTTCCAACCAGAAGAGTATCAATATTAGATGAATCTGATATTGATACTCTAGTTTTACCAATAACAGATGGTCTGAAAACATCATCGTAAGTTTCACTTATGGTAAAATTAGTGTCAGTAAGAACTCTGACATAAAATGCAGTATTTTGCATTTCTGGATCATTGGGATTATTACCACCATGATATAATCCAGATCCATATCTAAGAGTTTCACCATCTGTACGAGAATATATTACTTTATCCCCATTTTTAAAATTGTGTTTTTGTGGAGAAGTAGTGAATACCCATGGTTTATAGTTATATGCTACTAATGGCGAATCTAATACTGCAGAATCGACAGTGTTTATACCAATAGTAAGATTTTGATTTCTTATGACATTAACAATTGTAGAAGTTCCGATGCCAACATTCAGATTAGGCTCTACCTGCAATTTAATAGTATCGCCATTTGTAAGACCATGAGATGTTGATACAGAAACGGTTGCGGTTATTTTGTTAATATCTGCGGTTTCTTTCTCATTAGCATGAGTCAGTAAATACTCATCACTATCGCTACCGTTTCCTATGAAATAGACTGGACCACTTTTCCTACTTAAAACTACATTTGTAGTTACAGTAGTGGGAGGAAAACTCTGAATATTCTTATCAAGACGAAAATGTGTATCATTAATAATTTCTGTAATAAATGCAGTTTTGCCAAAATCTTCTGCAAAAACGTGTCCTGGATCTTGAATGGTAATTTCATCTCCAACTCGAATTCCTGTAGATTCTGCTAAAGAAAACTCTACAATATCATAATTTGAGCTATCTAAAAATCCTGCCGAACGAGTTTGAGTAACATCAGTAAATAAATGAGTTTTGATACCCACTGTATTTGGTGATTCGTTGATGATGTAATATTCGCCCTGGTCATCAAAATTATAACTTTCCCCATAACTATTTTGAATAGAAATACCACCACCACCATTGAGTGTTAGAGTTACTTTATCATTCGTTGAGAATTTATGCCCTTCCAGATAAATTCTACCCATTGGAATTGATCTGGATACGGACCCAGACCCAAAGTCAAAAGTTACATCATGAGTGTCTCCAAAAGTAGTTCCAATTCCAACAGAGTTATTTGGATTAAAATAAATTTTTTCATCTAACTCAGAATCAAAATAATCAAATTTTTCTTGGATTGTGAAACTATAATTTTTAGCAGTAACTGCAGTTCCTACACTATGTTGTAGTGCATCATTACCTCTCTTCACTCTCAGTACATTTTTATTTGGGAATATATTGAGAACTTCTAGTGTTTCATCATTAATCAATATTTCATTTCCAATACGAATCGATTCTGATATATTTGAAACATATATTTCTGTAGTAGCAGAACCTGTCTGTATAGTGTCTTCTAGACGAAGAATGACCGGACTATCAACTGATACTCTTTTATATGAATTATCCAGTTTAAGTGTAGATGGTGATGGAATTATTGAAGAAATTCCAGAAATTGAAACATAATCCCCAGAAGAAAGTCCATGTGGGGTATTAGTAAACACTCTAACATTATTGGGATCTTCCCAAACAAGTTTTGCTTGTGGGAAAGAAGTTATATTTTGCTGAATAGATTGAATTTCCTTTCCTTCAATGAGAGATACTTCTGCATTCGCTCCTCCACCATTTGTATTTTTTTCGTCAAATACTAAAGCATCTTTAATTTGATACTTTTGCCCTCCATCTATTATCTCTATAGAAGAAATACTACCACTAGTAATAGACTCTACTTTTATTCTTTGGTCGGCAATTTCATTTGTTTCTATAATATAATCATTATTTGCATTTAACTCTGAAACTTTATGTGGGAAAGTATTCCTCAATAATCCAGAGTTATTAACATCAAAATCTTGGTTTAATGTCTTATTCTCCTCTAAGAGATTTGTTCTATAGGAATTTCCAATAAAATATGGGAAATATGGTTTTAAGAAGACATCTAATGTTGCATGATATGCATAAGTTCCGTTTGGAAATTCTGCAGTTTTTGCAAATCTTCCGTTATTCTCATCCAAATCACCATTTCCATCGAATATGTAATCTTGAGTAAAAAATCCTAAGGGGAATTTTGTTTCAGATGGTCTATCAGGTATGTTAGATATACTTAGATTGTATCCAGATATTAATCTCTTTGTACTTGAAGTCAATACTTTTGGATCTGAAGGTCCAAATGGTCCATAAATTGGATTACCATCATATGCCCATCCAATAATTCCCGAATTTTTATTTTCATGATCTCCAAATATTTCTCTTAATTTATCATAATATCCAGAAACAGAGTAATCTAAACCATTTCTAAATTTATTTTCTCTAAAGACTTCATATTGCTTTTCTTCTATTTTGTTTACATTATTAATATTTAAAGATCTAACATTTGAATCAAACAGGACACCACTGCCACTATTTGTGATTTCTATCCTACTATTATTAGAATAACCCCTACCAGCATTTTCAATTATTACTTTGGTAATTTTACCATCGGTTGAAACTGCTCTTAATTTTGCACCAGTTCCAGAATTCGTTGGATCGAATAATGTTAAATCTGGAGGAGAAAAATAGTCATATCCTTGGAATTGGATATTAGTATCAACTAACAGTCCAGATGATATAATTGGATCTATCTGAGCTTTCTGTCCCTCAATTACTTTGATATTAGGTGTTTTTTCAAAGTTGATAACATCGGAACCATATCCAGTTCCGTTTTCATATAGATATGCATCAACAATAGAACCTTTAACGACAGGTGTTAATTCTACAGATTGAATTTGAGATGTTGATCCAATACCAGCACTAACAAAATCAATAGTTGCTACAACATCTGGATACTTAAAATATTGATATCCAGATCCTTTAGATACAAACTGTACATATCTTTTTTCTTCAAAATTACTAGTTATTGTTCCACCAATTCCTGCATCACAAATTCTAAATGAATCAGAATCTTCTTTTAAAATCAAATAACTTTTTTCTGTGGAAAGGCCAACATTATCACTAATTCCAATCGCAGAAGTTTCAAAACGATAATCTATCAAATCTCCCGTTTCAAAATTATGATTTTTAAAATTAATAGTATTATTAAAAGTATTAATTCCAACAGGTTTAACGATTAATTTTCTATTTGTAAGTTTTGCCGGTTCTAAAATTTTAATTTCACTTAGAGTATTAATTATTTCTCCAGATACAAACTTTTGAATTCCTCCATATCCATATCCGGGAGAATCTGCTCCAAATTTAATTGGATTCGTATTATTTGTATAATCATCAAAATTATCAAAAAGTTTTACAGTAATATTGTTATCAACTCTTACAAAATATGTTGAATTGTTTATGAGTGTTGCGTCATTAATATTATTACCATCAGTGTCAATTCCAACGTTACCACTTGATGTTTCATTTCTATATACTATTTCTTGCCCATTGACAAAATTATGATCTTCAATAAAGGATAATTGATTTGTTGATGTGCTAATACCACCACCCTGTGTAGTAGGTCTTGCATCAAATAAATGCTCTGTTCTTTTTTTGACAAGAACGGCTTCATATGATCCACCACTAACATTTCCTCCAGTAATATTGACACCAGTAACACTTTTTATATTAAAATTTGATGTAGAAGAATCTACAATAATTTCTTTAAGTTCTCCTGAAATAACAGGTTGGACCTTTGCATCAGATCCATTCGAAGGACTTGCTGTTGATATTTTCGGTGAATTTAATACATCATAATTACTCCCACCAATAAGTACAGAAACATTTGTTAATGGTCCATAATATATTTTTTCGTCTGTTTTATAATTACTTATCTCGACGCCATTTATTAATACACCAGTTTCTCCTGGAGTAGTTTCTTCTCTGGTCCCAGATTTTAAATTTGGATTTAAACTAAACTTTTTAAATGCTTTTTTTGGTTTTATTAAATTTGTTTTATGTTCAAACAAAGTAAATGTATGAGTACCAATACCAGAAGTTGGCTCACGCATCTTAAGGCTAGGTGTATCAGATGCAATATGCGATCTTGATGTATATAACTTTAATTTCTTTCTATCATCTTCTTGTCCAGGATTTGATATGACTTCAACATAATAAGATCCTGTAGATAAACCAATAATCGGATCAGTTTCTGGTTCATAAAATATTCTATCACCAGATAAAAATTTCACTTTATCTTTTAATTTTATCGTAGTAAATTCTTGTACTCCAGTAGAATTTACAGTATCTTCATCAATATCTTGAAGGGGATTAATAACTGTAGGATCTAATTGATACCTATAAATTTCCTGTTCAATATCAGAAACAAAAGGAACTGAAGGAACGACTCCTTCATCATTTTCTGGCATAGTATAAGTTTCGGACTCTTCAAAACTACTTGATGGTAATGAATTCGAAGCAACATATGCGTAAGAATTTCCATCAGTATAGATGTTTTGAATGTCTGAAATTATATTATGATTTCCATATTCAATTGGAACATACTTACTAAATGCTTTATTGACCCTTCTTCGTATTGAGTAAAGTTTATTTGGGTCTGGATTGTAAATAAAATTGCCCAGTGTTAATGTCCTATCCAGTCCATCATCATCGGGTTGAATATTTAAAATAAAAGGAATGTCGGTATCTACTAATGGATATACTACATCATATGAAGCTTTATCAATTATTTCAATCCTATCGCCAACTTTAAATTGAGATTTGTCAATACTGGTTTTAAGTCTTATATCTGCACCAAATTCTTCGATGTCAACTGTTGGTGCGGTATTATAAATCCAAGAATTTGCAAAAATTTCTTTTTTTGACTTTTTGATTGGATTTGTTATGTAATCTCCAATATTTTTAACAGTTAAAATTTGATTTTTAGAAATTGGAATTGATCCATCATCTTCATAATCGTCAATATCGGATATAACACCGGTTATTCTAAATTCGCATTTTTTGGATGTGTCTCCATTTTCATATCCATAGTAAATTTTATCAGATCTAATATTATCAGTTTTATTAATTGTATTTTCTATTCCACTACAACCTAAAAACTGATTATAGTTTTTTTCTGTATATGTTATGACATTATTGCCAGAATATATGGTACCACTAGGATCAAATCCATTTGTAGAGTCTACCGTAATAACTGAAGATCCTGGAAGAACTTTATCCTGAGATTTGGTTGCAGGAGTAATTTCAAATGTTCCCTCAATAGCACTCTTATCATCATGCCCAACATATAGATTTAATTTATAATAAAGAATTCCTCTTCTAGTAAAAGGCTCTACCTCAGATACAACAGCTCTGGTCTCACTATCAGTATTTTTTACGACTGTTTGACCTTTTAACTTCGATAAATCTCCACTAACTGCTTCTACAATTAGCACTTCTCTTCTGGTAAAAGAAGCATCTGATGGTTTAATAAGATATTGTTCTAGATTTATCGTTTTACCTGATTTTCCAAATAAAATTCTTAAAAGAGTTTTTATAGAATCATCAGTTCCCTTTGATGCATAAAAAGATTTTATCTCTTTTATAAAATTGCCTACATTCAAATTATCAGTTAATTTTCTTCCTTGAAAATCATTTGCAAAAGTAAATTTTGCCTTTTCAAAAAATTCTTTTAAAAATAAAGTACTTAAATTTTCTATAGATGCATCACTATTATGAGAAGATGCTAATGTACTATTAAATACAATTTCTTCTTTATCAAGAATATTGTGATAATTTGTAATACCACTAAATCCACGAATACATCCTGTAAAAGAATTTGTAGTTATTCCTGTATATGAAATAATTTCATCATCAATTTTAATTAACCCATATTCTTGTGGAAATCCTTTCGTACTAGTAACATTAATTGTTTTGTCACCAACTGTAGTAATACCCACTGTAGTAGAACTATCTACTATGACTTCTGGTACCAGATTATCTAATTTTAAATATTGGTCTAAATTATCCGATAAGTCTGTAGGACCACCCTGATATTCTTGAGAGACATAATATGTTTTTAAAAAGTCAATAAATTTCGGATTCTCATCCGAAATAAATGATGGTACTTGATTGGAAACAATATCTTGAATCTTTACTCTAGATTCAATCCCAGTCGTTATCATATTACTCTCTAATTAGTGTGCCGTTTGAATAACTTGAAGTATAAGCGTCCCGAATAAATGTAGATCCGGAAACTTCTTCTCCAGAAGATATAACATCCTTTACCATATTTATTTTACTTTTTGAGATGTCAAAATTGATATATAAATCTCTTAATCCGACAATATCATTTGATTCTGGTATTGCCTCTATCTCTATAATGTTGTTTGGTTTTACCGTAGAAGTTATGTTAACCGTGGTTAAATTAATTTCACCTTTAATATAATCAATGGTTCCGGCAGATTTTGCAATAATTCTTATTTCTCCAGTAGAAAGAATTTTAATAATAGATATAATTCCAGATTTGCCATCTTCATTTGGTACATCAGTAAGATATACTGTAGAAGGTTCTCCAGAAATTGTAAATCCACTAGACTTAATATTAAATCCTGTTGAATTTACATGGAATCTATTGCCAAAGCACAATTCATATTGTGCTTGTTGATTTACAAATGCTGCTAAGTTTCTTCTTATCTTTACTTTTGTTATATTTGATGTAACAGCAACATTTGTAGAATCAATAATTCCTAAAACCTTACTATATTTAAATCTTCCGCCGAATTTATTCAAATCCAAACTATTTGCATAAGATGATAATGATGCTGCAATTTGAGTTTTTAATGAATCTGCAGTTGATACTTTAGAGTCATCAAAGTAGATTGAAGAATCAATTTCAACATAAAGTACTTTAAGATCAATTATTTTTTGGTTAATTCCTGAAATTGAATATTTTTTTAAGTCTGTTAAAATTCTAGTCTTATCAAAATCGGAAACAAAAAAACCATTTTTTGGTTTTATTGATATCTGAACATTTCCATATTTTGGAGGATCCATCTCTTCTCCACCAACAACAGATACCGACTCTGTATTTGGATATATTTTTTTAATTAAATTTTCGTAATCATTTGATGTTACTGCTCTATTCTGTGAAGAATATAGTTTTGGAGCATAAGTTTTAATTGACTCTAAAGATTCAATATCTCCGCCATTTCTTGATGGGGATATTAATACAAGATTTCTATTTTCATCACTAAATTCAATTCTGCTTATTTGTAATACATTTTGATCTCGACTTGTATCGGTAATCGTACCGGCAAAGGAAAATTCTTTTGCTCCATTGCCATCTTTTCCATCGGTTGTAATATAATTGACAGTAATGACTCCATTATTTGCAATTTTTTTGCCAATAATTCCATCACCAAACATTAATTCGTATTTTTCATCTTGAATCTCTTGTATCAAATAGATAGGAGATGTTGAATCTGTACGTACAATATTATCGAGTAAATAATATTCGTTTCCTAAAGCTCCTGTTTCGATTGCATCATCATCCTCATTTACATAAACTTTCAACAAAGATGTATCTACACCTGGATTGTTTATAATAAATTTCTGATTCAGAGAAGCATCAACAACAAATTGTTTAGTCAAAAATAATCCTTGATATACTTTTAAATTTTCAAATGTTGCTGTACGTCGCCCTTCATACGCATTATTTTGTTCCACAGTGGTTACTGTAACGTCCTCAGGGATTGAGAAAACGTAAGAGGTATCATTCTTATTACCGACACAAACTAAACCCTTCTTGAGGGTCACAGAACTCTCATCAACACCATCTGGAAATACTATAGTAAATGTAACTTCTGTACTAGATGCTGTTTTCGATCTAGGTACATATCCAATATTTCTTGCTAGAGATACCACATTTTCTCTAAGAGTTGCAGAATCCAAAAAGGATTCATTAACTATCATGTTAGAGTTAAATGCATTTATATACGTATTATAAGCTAACGTATCAATTAAAACTGAAAAGTTAGATCCTTCAAAATCAAAGTCTGAAAAATCAGAATTTGATCTCAAATAATCTTTAATCGATGTCTTTATCTGGTCAAAATCCAGATTTGAGAATTTTGTAAAAGGCATATTATCTTGTTGCCTCTAATAGGAATGAATATTCTTGTGTTGGAAACTCTTGACCAACGATATCAAAAATTACAGTAACATCAAATGCATTTTGATCAGGATATGGTCGTACTTCTACCTGAAGATTATCGACTCTGGGTTCAAAATTATTAATTGATGTTCTTATTTGGTCATTTATTACCGATGCTGTACCAAAATCTACAAAATCAAACAAACTTCCACCAACATCAGAACCAATTGAAGAGTCAAAAAACCTTTCAGTGGGTATTGTCATGACAATATTTCGCACAGACCTGCGTATCGCTGCTTCATTTTTTAAAACTTGCAGGTCATTTGTTATGGGGTGCGGTTGAAATGATAAACTAATGTCTTTGAAAGACCTAGATATCTTTCGAATTGCCATTTTGACTAGAGTTTTCTGACTTTATTTATACCCAATTCTAAAATCATCCGTAGATTGGCTCTGTACCGTACTCCCAGTCATCATAATCCTCATCATTGCGAATTTTTTCGTGCAATTCTGACTGTTTTTTGAAATCATGACGAGGTGCAGTGTCATGCATTACTTCAGAAATGACTCTTTTAGTGGGTTTTTCAAGTTTTGCATTGTAATCGGTAATTAAAGATTCAGTTCCCCACATTTCTCTCATATAATTTGCGTCTCTATCAACAGGTGAGTTTGCCATTTTTGCTCCGATTAGTGAGATCAGAACTTTTTAAGGGGTTGCTATCCCTTTTTTCTATTTATTTTCACCTTCATCGGTTGTTTCTTCACGTTCTTTTGCAGTTTTCCAGAAATATTCGTCTTCACGACCCATTCCAAGGCGGTCATTGCCATTTTCGACTTGATAATATTGCGTTGAAACCTTAAAATCTGGCATTTTTGGGTTGACTGGGGTCAAACTATTGTCAAAAATACGTAATCTATTGTTTGGATAGAGTGCATACTGCCCATTTTCAAGTTCAATCAAGTTATGTGACTTGTGTTCGGCAGGATTTTCACTTGTTGCCCAGTCAACATAGTCTGGATCGTGATGATAATTGTCAATTGTGCAGACATACGTACCTTTTACGATGCCATGGTCTCTTGTATAACACTCAAAGTCCATCGAACCGATAAATTTCTTATCCACCGAGACGACCCCGTAGTCCATGCAATTCCAAAATTGGAGGTTTGGTAGGCTCATGTCAGGAGAAGGGGTCTCAGGGTCCGAGACAAAGGCGCTGATGGGCAATTTGTCGTACATTGCCGCATATTCTGGTAGATAAGTCTCAAAATAAAAAGCGCGTCCGGGAATCGACTTAACCGAAACCCAAACGCCCTTTACAAATTCACCATGACCACTTTGATGATCTGTCAGATATTCTTTTCTAACCCATACTTCCATTGAAGGAAGATTAGCAATCAAACATGCCATGGATAACTTTACATTACTAAATGTATATATTAACGACCTTGACCACGATAACGCTTACGAGCCGAGTTACGCGAGGTTGCCGCATACTTGGTGTTTTTCCCATTGCCTTGACGAGACTTTTTGGGCTTCGCGGGCATAAAGTTACTGCCGCCGATTTTTGAACGCATTGCCATAATTAATTAACCGTAGTAGTTGTTCATTTTAGTCTCAAGATCTTGAGGTCTTGGAGAACCCTTCTGATAAAACTCTATCGAAAGGTCCTCCATAATATCAAAGTATTCCTCTTGAGTCAAGTTCTTATACATGATATCTCCTTTGTGGAGAATTGTATATCTTGTCTCGTTCATCAGATAACCCGAGACTTTTCGTGCCCGACGCGGATGCGAGGATCGCACCAAATCTCATAACCTGCATCGATGGCATCGAGACAGAATGATACATCCTCTCCACACATATCTTGTACTGCACCAGATTCAAAGACTTGCATCTTCGGAGCAAACCAAGGATACTTAATTTTCTCATCCTCAAATACACCGTGCTTGATGAGCAACCATCCAAAACCTGCATAGTCCACTGTGAAAGGCTTCTTACGCTTCGCAATGGTTTCCAGAGTTTCATGATTCATGACTCCACCATTCTTGGCAAAATCTTCCTCTTCCAACCAGTGTGCAACAGATGTGGTTCGCCCGTCTTCCGTACAATACCATCCACTTGCAATATCTTGATCCATCAGAACCAATTGCCAGAATTTTTCAGTATTGAAAACAATATCAGAGTCAATCCACAATTGATAATCATATTTCAGTTTGCCATCCCAGGGAATTTGGTCCGGTCCTCGCAGAACATTTGCTCCAAGACACTTGCATCTTGCAAAGTTAACCATGGAGGAGTAATCTTGCGAAATCTGGATGCTCGCCCCTGCCTGTACAAGGTCAAAACAAAGTTGTACAAAGTTCTTCAGGTAAGTATATGAAACACCTCTACCAGGAAGACAGAATACAATTGTTTTCCCCTTGACCATTTCTTTTGCCTTCTCATAGTCCCACTCAGGTGCCTTTGGTTTGCTTGAGGGGCTTGGGGCATTTGCTTTTACGGTAAATCCTTTAGCCATAATCGAATGAAGTTACGTCAGTATCATACAGTATTATCTAGGTCACGTCAAGAGGGGGGGGCATCACTCAATATCTCTGATGATAATGCAGTCGTTCTCAACTTCAATATTGATTTCGACGCCCTCGTACCATCCCTTCTCGTCACATATCCATTCGGGAATAATGACGTAGTGCTCACCACTTACTGGATCAATCTCTACAGTCGTAAAATTTTCTGCGGGATTTTTTTGCATATCTTTGAACCCTATCGTCATTTTTTATATATGAAAAATTTTTTTTATGAGAGTGAAATAGAGATCGCGTTTTGGGTCGTTTATAGCTTAGGGAAGTAGGGCGTTTTTATATACGGGGGGCGGGGCACGGCGGCGACACCGTAGGGGGGCATAATACCCCCGGACTGCTGTCAACGAACGAATGCTAATTAACGAACAGTCGTGAACTTAGAGTTGTTGAAGTTAGCAACACTGAACCGCTGACGATCTACCAACTTAAATGTACCTAACTGATTAGAGAGAACATAACCCTCTGCAGAAATCTCATCCTGCCCAATGAATGCGCGGGGACCAATATTCCGGCACTGATGCATCAACTCATCCTTCAAAACTATCATCAACCCGTAGAGGTGGCAAAGGTTAGAATTGCCCAGAAAATCCTCATCTGTGAGTGCCCAACCGTTACGCAGGGCGGTGTTAATATTTTTCTTAATTTGCTTCGCTTCCTTATCAGAAACAAACTCAGTCTTAGACATCACTTCACGAATCAAATCTATGATGGGAGGAATCTCAAATCCGTCCGCACCTTGGTAATAATCACCGGACCAAATGTACGCTTTAGGGAACACGAACTTACAGTAAGATGTGTCGGTGATGATAAACCTCATCGGTGCTGCTACAGCATCACGCAGGTCAGATTCTGCGGTGTAAACTGTATGCGGAGCGACGATAATTTCCTCCCGCACAATATCATCGAACTGATACGTAATTGTGTTGGGGGTATACTCATCAGACCCACCGAAACCAATAAAATCGCCCTGAAAAATGCCTTCGGTACGTGGCAGATAGTCAAAGCATTTGTGGAGGATTTCTGCTACGTTCCCTGTGTGGTTAGCATCAATGTCCTGGTGAGATTCGTTAATCTTAATCTTCACTTTATTGAAGACAGATTTGGTGCCAACGAAGAAGTTTCCGGTGGCAGGATTAACGCCCCAAACGATAGCAGGAGCGCCATCAACTTTCACAGAAAGATGAAACTCAGAATTGATAGATTGCAGGAACGAAGCATCACCTGTGAGGATGGTATCTTCGGGGTGTTCGATGTGAAGAATTTTGGTCATGATTGAAGAGAAAAAGTGAGAACAATTGAGGGGGAGATTAGTCCCCCAGAGTTGTCATCAGGCAAGGCGCATTCCGTCAACGAAAGGAATAGTCATCATCTGCTCAGTCTTGGTATCGACAAAGTTAACGAACCATTCAAATTGTTTCTGGAAAACATACTCACGTTTTGTTCCGCAAGTGTAACCAAACTCAGAAAGAATGGCATTCAAACGTGACTTTGTAGTCTTAGATTGATAACCACCGTCAAACAGAGTGAGGGAGTCATCATCGATCGTTGCAATTTGATTGCCGTGGAGATAAACGAAACTTACACCTTCGATGTTGATAACTTGGGTGTTATCGCACTTCCAATCTTGATTATTCTTGATGGCGGCGATCATCTGCTGTTCGATCTTACGCATGAAAGAGAAGAGAAGGGACAGGGGACGGGAGGGACGCGCTGCCCTCCACTCCCTTAAGATAGTCGATTTTGGGCACCGTGCCAAAAAATTGTGCCACTTCGCCAACTGGTCAGATGAGGCGCTGGGGTCTCACCACCTCAGGCACACTATGATCCTCCCTCACGGTATGAATGTGAAAGTGAGGATTGAGGCGCTTACATGTTGCAATTGCATCTTTTTTTGTTGCCTTAATGTAACTCAACTCATCACGCATAATGTGACCATTAGGGCGTTCCCAACGACCGGAAAGAATGAACTTAATCTCTTGCATTGTTATCAGTTACCGAAGAACTCATCGTGACAATCTGCAACGAAATCTATCAGTTCGTCAGTTGCATCAAGTGCGAAACGATCACAAACCCAATCGACACAATCATTCAGGGAAGGCATCATCTCACACATGTAATTTGCGAGGTCCGATGCAATCATTTCTTTGAGTTGTCGCATGTCACTTTGCATCGCATAAGTGCAGGGATCGGTGTAAGGCATTCAGTTCGTTTCTTTGACCCTTATACAATACACGATTTTGGACCCCGTGCCCATTTCGTGTGCCACCTTGTCAACTGGTCGGGCAGCCGACTGGTTTGTGTTACTTTTCCTCAATCCATAGGGAGCAGTTGTCATCATCCTCCAGAATGTGCGGGTAGTATTCTTCTACCTCTGCAATCAATTCTTTCTCCGAATACTTATCATAACTCTCATCCAACATATCATACAACAACGCCATCATAGTTTTGATGTCCATGTCATCCAACATTTGCTGAATTAGTTGATCTTGGAGTTCGGAACGATTCATGTCAGTTAGCGGGAAAGTTACGGCAGACAGCATCACACAAGGTGCGGATAAGATTCTCACAATCCTCGGGATATTCGTCACCCCAAGTTGCAACGAAGAATTCCTCTACGATACAATCAATATCCTCCATCAATTGTTCACGCTGACTCAACATTTCCAGATTGGTGTTCATTTTGGAATAGGTGAAAGTTGAAACGAAAGACATCAATAATCGGTGTTTCCTTTAATGTAACCTTCTACGTCAAACTTATCATCTTTCTCCCATTCTTCCTTGTATTCAATCACATCGTAGATCTCACCGGGAGCATCAGCGATTTCGGACCAGAGTTCATCAAACATGAGTGAAATTCCTGACGACTTGATAACAATACACGGAATCGGTGCCCTGTGTGGAAATGGTGGACACCTTGCCGACCGTCCACGGGCGGCTGCGATTCTCAATAAAAAATGTATATTGAGAATCGGCACAGTTACTATAAAGAATCAAGCATACACAAAGTAAGATCCAACGTTGTCACGGAAAGTGTTAACGCTCTCCAGGATTTCACGACGGTTGTTGTAGATAACCTGTGCGCCCTCAAAGGTTAACTGACCCAGAAGAATCAGCAGGGCGATAACACGAATGGCAGTAGACTTCAGGTGGGAGTGTACATAACGGCGATAGAATTTGCCGAATGCATAACCAAACTGAAAAGTCTTTTGTATCATCGTGCCCAGAAAGTTCAGGCACCAAAGTATTGCCGTCACGGTGAAGATTTCGGACCCGATGGCATAAACCCGTGCGCCCCAGATTGTGACACTTTCCAGCACCTCAATTGCAGGAGCAAGGTGGAAGAAATTGATTGCGGTCATGATGTTAAAAACTTCGTGGGGAGTTTGTGTAGAGAATTCTCAACCCACAAAACAACAATAACCCCTCACGGACGAATCCACAAGGGGGGTTGTGCCACTTATTCAATTGGTTTTTATTACGTGTTATTACAGTTTCATTCTCAATAACACTTGCAATTGAGAATCAATAAGGATATTAATATTCCTAGTGTGCCAATCTGGGAACTGTCCGATTTAAAAGATATCTGCCAATTCTTTGATGCTAACATTCACATTCTCATCACCTTCTAGACCCAGGACTTCATTCCAGTCCAATGATTGCAGGTCCAGATCATCATAACACTCGATGTCAAGTGTTACACTAACCGTGCGTTTACGTGCTTGTGTGTACATGTGAATCTCGTGTGATGTGTGCTTATTATATCATGCATAATGACGATATGCAAGCGCATCATAATCACATGAATCTCGTGCATAATCATCGTCATCATGATACTCGTAACCTTCATGCATATCTCGTGATTGCATATGATTATTATGCATATGATAATGATTCTCGCACATCTCGTCGAGATCATATGCATAAAACTCGTTGTTAAATGAATAGTCGATCTCGTAGTCGTCGTACATAGTTCTCGTAGAGATTGTGTATGATACTGATATTATACTGATGTCTCGTCGAGATGTCAAGTGATAATCTCGTAAGACTCATAACGATTATTTATACATGTATACATGATCTCGAAGAAATGTTACGGTCTGCTAATTTTTTCGCGTCCCTGGGGGTTGACAGACCCGCGTTCGTGTGCTAACGTCCTAAACTCACAAGTCTCAGGAGGTATTAGAACAAGTCTCAGGAGGTATTAGAACAAGTCTCAGGAGGTATTAGAACAAGTCTCAGGAGGTATCTATGAGGTTACTGTGAGGTATCTGAAGAGTATCTGTGGAGTATTATTCTCAACAATTATTGCTATTGATTCTCATTAAAGGAAGGTTTATTTATATTTAATTTTATATTAATCTAATGCATTGTATGCAATCAAAAAAGAAATGCTTTCAATAAATAAAGTCAAGCATACAATCATGAACATGCAACTAGGAACAATATATCTCATCATCAATAAAGTCAACGGACACAAATACGTCGGACAGACAACTCAAACCGTAAATAACAGATGGAAACAACATATTGATGAATCTAAGCGTATGAGTCCTGATTCATTACATCGTGCCATGAGAAAATATGGTAATCACAACTTTATGATAAGAGAAATAGAAGAATGTGATATAAGTAAGTTAGATGAAAGAGAACAATATTTTATTAAAGAATACAATACAAATGTAGAAGGATATAATACTGATACTTGCGATTATCCTGAAGAAGATAATACTCCTATACCTATAATAGAAGAACCATTACCATTAATTAATAATAATTGGGGGTTTCATTTAGAA